CTATTTTTAGACTTTTTCTTAACAATTTCCGAACTCGGCATTTTTTAAAAAATTTTAATATACTCTAAAAAAATTATTTCCCAAATTAAAAAATCCTGATATACGTCTAGAAGTTTCCATCCAATGTATAATGCAGAGGGAATATATTTCTCGGAAACGAAGATTTTCGGCAAGCACATTAACCGACGCCGTTTCCGCAAAGCAACAATCAAATATGCCAAGACGTACATTCGCACGGGCTCGCACATACGGGCGGCGTGGAAGGGGACGAAGCCGTACCGCAAGGCGTACAGGAAGGGTAAGTATCAAACGAACCGTTACAAGACTCGCTAATCAACAAGCTCCTCCGAAGCATATTCTTTGGAGTGACTCATCAGTTGCAGGAGGTAATGGACCCACTGCCTTCGCTTCTGCCCCATTACATAATGCAGCCCCAGAACTAAGTTGGTTGATGTATAACACAAGAGGAAATACCGTTCAGCAGCGCAGTGGTGACTTCATAAAAGTCTCAAAGATATCTCTCAAGATGCGTACCACCTATGGAACATCCGTTGATGGAGATGTCATAATCAAATGGATGCTCATTTGTCACAAGAACTCAGGAGGTGCAACTTTATCAGCAACAGCCTTCTGTGCGGATTACTTTGGTAGGAACACCCCTTATACAAATGCAATCCCAAATTACAACAATAAGGTCGCTTCTTCAAGATACAAGATTCTTAAGAAAGGCACTATCTACATGAGAGCATCAATGGCTAGCGTTACGGAGATTCGAGATTGGAGCATTAACTATATGCCCAAGACGCCAGTGAAGGTCGGATATACCCTGGGTAATGTCGGAACCTCTGCTGATATTGATTCCAATAATATCTATCTTCTTATGTATACCGATTGCGCCGTAACAGGAGCCAACGGGATTTATTCCTTCATGGAGGGTAATGTTTATTACCACGACGCGTAAGCGTCGTGTTAGGGAAAAAAAATAAATAAAATTTGCTTTCAAAATTTGCTTTCTTCTTTAATATTAAAAATTTGGAATAAACGCTTCAAGATCATTCTCAACATTGATACGCCAGAACTTCCAACGATCCTTAGATAAGGTCGAGACATCAGGCATAGTGTTACAGAACACCCAAATATTAGGAGCATCAAAATACTTTTGCTTAAAAGTATAGCGATCATCCCAGGCATGGCCAGACTTGACTTCTTCCAAGGCAGCATAAAACAAGTTCAACTTATTCTGGTTTATGGCACGTGGCATATCCACCAAGTAACAACGTGAAGTCGGCATGTCCATGACCATTCTCATAAGGTCCTTGTAGTCGTTCAACGGAGGCAAGGAACAGGCCAAGCGATGCACACCCATGTGAGTAGCCAAGATAGATTTACCACGACAACCGATAGTCTCCAACACCACGTTGATACTTCGGGCATCCCACTCTTCAGCACTAGCAATTACTTTAGTCTGCCAAGGGTAAAAGTTAATAACTTCACGAAGCTGACGTGGCACATACAAAGTCTCAAGGTCTTCAGAAGTCCAGGGACCTTCCAAACGAGTCTCTGGCTTCATACAATAGAAGGCTTTAGCAGGCAACTTATTGTCAGTAAAAGTAGGTGACCAATGACAGCCAAGCAATTTGGGGAAGGTTTCATGAACTAAAGCTATAAGTTCAACAAGCCTACGCTTAGTCCCTAAAGAAACACGGCCCTGAAAATGAACATAGCCTGTTTCCCCTTTCTCCAATTGATACGCATAAGCCTTACAATGATCTTTAAGAAATGTTGTAAGCTCATATTGAATGGCATTTCTTGCATCCCCTGCTTCACCAGCACTGAGTGTGAAGTCATAACAACAAATAGGTCCTGCCATTTCTGTTGTGTTTGTTCTGTTCCAGTTGTTCCAATTAATTAAAAGATATATATATACACAAGCAATTTTTTTTACCAGTGTTACAGCGCAGCGCCAAAAAAAAATTGCAAAAAAGTTGGCAACCAAATCTATTTTTAGACTTTTTCTTAACAATTTCCGAACTCGGCATTTTTTAAAAAATTTTAATATACTCTAAAAAAATTATTTCCCAAATTAAAAAATCCTGATATACGTCTAGAAGTTTCCATCCA